CCTGAACAAAACGTACAATACCGGTGCGCTGCCGGACACTAAAGGTGGCGGAAAGGTTCTGGCCGTTGAGATTGTGTCCGCCGATCCGACGCTCGTTTCCGGGCAACCCCGAGTGTGGTTCAACACAACCGATAACGAGCTGAAAATCTCGCCGGACGGTGTGAATACCAAATCGGTACAACTTTCATAAAGCCGAACACCCCTTTCCGGGACTCGGGCCGCTTCTCGTCATGAGGGGCGGCCCTTTTCCCATATTATTAGCTACATGCTGGCGTTGGCACTGGATGAAGGGTTCAAAACCATTCTCCTGTACGGTGCGGATTTTCTGACCAACACCGAATACTACCACCAGAAAGGATCGGTGGAGTATTTTCTCGGGGTTGCAAGAGCCATGGGGGTTGATGTGTTTATTCACCCGAGATCAAACCTCTTGAAAGCAAAACTTTACGGATACGAGGTGTGAGGAATGGATTTGGGCAAGAACGTTCGTGTATATTCAGACAACCCGATTCTCGCCAAATGGGACGGGAACCAATATCGTCTCGGCAAAGACCCGGTGGAAGTCAAACTTGGGGTGGCGCTTCACTGGCAAGAACGCCACAGGGGAATCCGAATCGAAGATATCCCGCCGGAAGTCATCGAACAAAGGATCCCTCAAAATCCGTTGGAAGACGCCGGCCGAGGAGAAGCGTTCCCCGAACTCAAAAAGAAGAAGCGCAAATCCTGAGTGACAGGGGGTGATTGCGATCGCATCCACAATCAATGAACTGATCGCCCGCGGGAAGGCGCAAAACGAATACAACAACTCCGGCATCCGTTCCGATGCCCAATGGGTGGACTTTTTCAACGAGGCCCTGCGGGATCTTGTAGATGATCTCCGTATTGAAAAAACCGGGCAAATCTCGTTCGACCCTGCTCAAAGAGAATACGATTTGCCACCCGACTTTTACTCCCTCGTTCTGTTGAACGACGAGCACGGGTGCCGGGTTTTCAAACGTCGGTATTACGATCAAAGAATCCCCTCGGGATATTGGATTTTCAACCGGGGTGACAAGCACGTTATTGACCTGTATCAGTACATGGCGCCCATGACCTTCACGTTTGTTTATCAAGCCTATCCAGAACCGCTGGTGTTGGCAAACCTGAACACCCAACGACCGCAGGTTCCGAGTGTGGGCGAAAAGGCGCTCATCTACTACGCCATTGCTAAGGCTTTGAGAAACAACAACGAAGTTGGCCAGGCACAAGATGTCGAAAGACTGTACGAACTTGAACGGGCCAAAATCAGAAACGCTGTTGCGAGAGGAGTGAATTGAGTGGGACGGATGGACATTGGCGGGACGGCCGTAACGGAAATCGAAATCCCGAATTTCCTTGGTCTGAACACGGCAGTTGCTTTTTCTGAAATCGACATCAGACAATCTCCTGACATGTTGAACATGCTTCCCGGAAAAATCGGGAGTTTGCGGCGCCGACCCGGAACCGTCCCTCTCACCGAAACCCCTCTGGGAAGCGAGATCAAAACGCTGTGCAACCTCAGAAAAGGCGGGGACAACTCTATTTTGGCGGCCAGCGGCGACACGCTGTACAAATTCGACCCTGAGGACAAAGAATGGGACGCGCAGACGATGACTGACACACTGGAGAGCGATGTCATCGACTGCGCGCAATTTCGGGACGAAAACGCCAACGAAGTGCTGATCATCGCTGATGGCGGGAAACTGAAATACTACGACGGAACGGAAGTTAAAGAAATCACTCCTGCGGGGGATGATGCAAGCCCGCTGCCGAAAAACGCCCTTGCGACGATCAACACCGATCACCCACCCATCGGATGCATCGTCCACAATAACAGGGTGGTGATTTGGGACGGGTCGGACACCATTTGGCATTCGAAGATTGGTTACTACGACTACTTCCCGGAAATCAACTACCAGCGCTTCGTTAGGGAGAACGACCATGTTGTAACGTGTGTATCGTTTCAAGGGGCGCTGATCGTTCTCATGAGACGCCATGTTGCCGTTCTTTTCGGAGATGGGTATTCCTCCACTCCGTCAGACGGGGATTGGTCGCAGGACTTTCTTGACACGTCGGAAGGGTGCCTGAATCCACGGACTGTTGAACTGGTGACATACCCCGACGGGTCGCAGGAGATTTTTTATCTCTCCGACCGAGGAGTAATTGCAATCAACAGAATTGACACGCTGAGTCTCGACTACTCCGCGAGATACTCGACCCGCAGCGTGACGGACGATTTGATCGACTGGAGGGGTCTTGGAGTCACCAAAGACGAATGGAAAAGGGCCGTGGCAACCTTTTATGAGGGAAAATACTGGCTCATTTACCCCAAAGGATCGGAATGGAAAGGACTTGTCTTCAATACGTCTGATCGCCAATGGTATCCCATCGACGGCATTCAAGCCAACGACTTCTACCATGACGAGGACGGGTTTTACTTCGCTGGAGACGACGGGCATTTGAAAACCCTTGACGAAACGTTGCACGCGGACTATCTGGATGCAGACAAAGAAACCAAGCAAGGAATCAACGCCTATTGGTACTCGAAATTGATAAACCCCAAAGTAACTGGTATGGACCACTTTTGGGACATCATCATCATCGAGGCCAGACAATTTGAAGACGAATCTTCAATCGATCTGGAAGTCAACACATACCGCGGAAAATTCCAATTGGCCGGAGCCGTGAAAACAGCCTTTCTCATTATCGGCAAAGGGAAAATCGGGGAGTCCGTCATTGCGAACCTAAACTTCACGGATCACGTCAACATGCCTCAACGGATCCGAACGTTTCTCAAGGGGCAATATGCGCAGATCAAACTTTCAAACAATCGAGATGAGCCTTTCGAGATATTCGGCATTCGATACGAACTCAGAGTAAGGAGGAAAGATTGATGGCTGGTGGGCATGTAAACAGGGCGCTGCTTCAACAATACTATCAAAACCCCGGTGACACCTACGATGACGCCATGACAGAAGGGGCTTATGAAGTCCTTGCTCAACAAATCGATGACAACTGGGATGAATACGCTGCGCACAGGGTGGCCCCGGAAATCGATCACCCAGACGGATCGGTTACGGGCAGAAAAATTCGCAACGGCACCATTACGGCCGACAAATTTGTCCCCGGCGCACTCACGAATGAAACGCAGAATGCGCTTAGAATCACACAGCTTGAAAATAATTTTGGCGCACACGTCGCAAAAAGCGTGACCGATGCCGGCGGTGTGCATGGGCTTCAAGTTGAAACCGGCACATGGACGCCATATGTAGCGGGAATCACGACACCAGGCTCGCATACCTACGCTCAGCAGAACGGGTATTACAGCCGCATCGGAAAACTTATCAAAATCGACGCTACAGTTATCGTCTCGTCTAAAGACGTGGGTTGGGCGGGGGCTGTGTATATTGGTGGACTTCCTTACCCGCCAAACTTGGGCGCATGGAAATACATTTCTTTTTCCGTCTCTCGGTTTGACAACGTAAACTTTGCGTCTGCAGAGCAAATTACAGCCAGCATAGACGCTGGGACTGTAGGCGAGTTTAGCAGAATCAGATTTTACAAAATCAACAGCGGAGGCGAGGTTTCGAGCCTTGATGCCTCAGACATCACCGGGACAGCTTTCCACATACGCGTTAGCGGTGTTTACGATATTTCATGAGGAGGGAAACAAGATGACTGAGAAAATCTCACTGGACATGCTCACACCGGATAGCGTGAGCGTAAAGAAACAACAGTACGTCGAGGTCAATGGCGCAGAATACCCGATCGGCGATCCGTGGCGCCGTGCCTATGTGAACAGTACCTCCGGTCGCCAGCAGGTGATGGACGAGGTGCCAGAGCCGTACCGCTCCGCCATTTTCGCGGTGTGGGGGAATGCGCCTACTGTAAGTGAATGACCCTCACGCCACTATCCTTCCGAAGTCTCGTATAATGAGATAAAGGAAGGTGGTTCCCGTGAAGCGGTTCATTCTGTTGGTCCTTGTTCTCATGGCGTCCTCAGCGGGCGTTGTAGCAGCGAACAACACTTTCAAAGGGCATCCCATTGTCACCGTCCAATACAACGGCCAGACGGTCAATCCAGACGGTGTGCCAGCTTATTTGGAAGACGGATATACCATGATTCCGCTCGGTCTGCTTAGGAAGATGGGTTTCAAAGTCGAGT